AAATCGCGCTGTTGCTGCAACGCCGCGATTTGCATTCGCGTCGCCTCTTTAACAGCTTCCGACTGAATAGCTGCCGCGCCAATCTGCCCGGCTGCTGAAAATAATCCACCTAATCCAAAATCGTTCGGCTTACCCCTTTCTCTTTAAAGGTTGTCTGTAAAATGGTTGCGGGCGTTGGATTTGAACCAACGTCTGAAGGTGAACAACCTTCCGAGCTACCAAGTTGCTCCAGCCCGCGATAAAATTTAAGTGGCATCAACGTCAGAGAATAGTCTCTAATTTTTCGAGCTTTGACAACTACGTCTTTACCAAAGTCCACAGTGCGATTTCACCGGGAAAAACCTGCGCGGCAATCGCATAAAGCTTGTCTTGCTGAAATACTTCAAAAGCTGCCCTGGGTGTAATTCCGAGACCGACAGTTAAGTTTGTCTCGGGCGTGGCCCCTGGGTCCTTCGTGGCCTGGGAGAGAACGCGGCCACGGAAGTCTACGTTGCCGGAGCCGAAGAGCGCCCAACCTGGGTTACTGTTGAGTGCATCGGTGAGAACTTCGAACGCCACTTGCTTAATGTCACCCGGCACGCCGGAAACAGTTCTCCATAAAGCACGCTCCCACCAAATGAGGCAGTTGATGGTTGTGTCAAAAAATTGCTGGTAGTCCACCGGCGAAGTCGGTCGCGCAGAAGTTGGTCCGGACGGGGGCTCGCTGTTAAAGGCTACCCAGTTTGTCCCGTCGAAAAGATACCAACCCACCGCAGAGCCAAAATCATTCGGCGCAATGTCGGTAGCGTCTTTTGTGGTCCGCAGCCACACCGGCGGCGTGCTGGTGCCCGGCGTCGAGGTGCCGATGAAAAATGGAATGGTGAACGAGGCCGAAATATCTAGCGGCACATACCGCTTGATTGTGTCATCCCAAACGAACCACTGCGTTCCGTTCTTCAACCACGGACCCACATTAGAAGTTGGCTCGGTGTCGCCGATGAAAATAAAGTTGGTCCCGTTGGGCGAAAGGATTTTCATCCGCTTCACCATCGCGGCGAGGAAGTCGTTTGGTGTGCCGCGAAAAGTTGCGGGCAGTGGCGCGGCCTGGATAAACAGGCTAGTAGGTATTAAGCTCATACGTTTGTAAAGGTGGCATCGAGGCCGATGGTTGATAAGGTGTGTGACGTGGCTCCGCAGACTCCGCCCGCGACAGCGCTAACGTCCACGATAACTGTGTAGGGCACTCCTCCATTGTCTGGAAGAGTGACGGGAAGATTGTATGTCCCGGCGGGATGCACGATTCCTGCGTCCCAGTTGAACGCGAACACAGGACCCCCAGGTCCGGGGTTGAAAATTCCTATGCCTCCGCAAACCGCAGTAAGGTCGCCGGTTTTGCTCAGGACTACGTGAATGTTTATATTGCACGCGCCGTTGCCCCCTACGGTGACCGAAGACTGCCGTTCGATTTGTGCGTCACTCGTGAATGGGTCCGGAATGGATGCCGTCACGGCTTGCTGATTGGGCGCAGATTGAGAAAATCCAAATGACCCGCCGCCATCAGACCCGCTCGCAAGAGTGAACCAACCCGGCGTCAGCGAATCCCAGTTCGGGCATGAGTTCATCACCCAAGTGCAATGTGGTTCGCACGCGTCGCATGAAGTCCAGCAGTCGTTGTCCTTGTCGCATTCGATGACGTTGAAATTGTAGGTCCCCGGAGTTGTCGCAGTTCCCGAAAGCGTAGCCGTCGAAGCGTCGAAGGTGAGCCCCGGAATTCCGAGCGGGTGCGGAGCCAAATATTCAATCTGCCAGAAATACGGAGGAGTTCCGCCAGTTGCCGTCCAGGTGAATGAATAGGGCACGCCGATTTCAGGAGTCGGAGGAGGCGACGTGCTATTGACGCCTTCAACGAAAAGCCTGTAGCTCAGTTCTTGAAACTGGTCGCCTGCGTCCGTGATTTCCACCACGAAATTGAAAGTGCCGTATTCGGTCGGGGTTCCCGAAATAGAAGCACTTAGCGGCGTGTCCTGCGTGAAAGTGATGCCCGCCGGAAGTGAGCCCACGAGTGAGAAAACGCACGGAGAGGCGAAGGTGCCGGGCGCGTCGAAAGTAAATCCGTCAGCAACGTCCTTGCACATGTTGAACTCGAACGGCGGACCCGGAGGGCCAGCAGCTATGCACTTGCACTGCGTGGCGTCCCAGGCAAAGCCAGTGTCGCACGGCAGGTCCGGGAAAGTGCAGGGCACGCACTCGCACAGGAGTTCGTTAAAGCCGAAACCGTCCTCGCAAAGCGTGAGCGGCACGCAGTTACAGGCCGGAGCGCTCAAAGGAGTTTCGCCGTCCAGGGTAATTGCAGAGACGGCGTAACAACCGTCCGCGCAGGTCTGAAATATAAGCCCCGTATCCGATACTAACTCCAGCGTATAGGTTCCGTCAATCGTGTCGCTCCGGTAGATGTTGATTTGCGTCCCGGTCGCGAACTGGTCAATCGTCCAGTAGGAGTATCCGGTGCCGTCCGAGTGAAACGCGTCGCTTAACGGAGTGGTCGAACCATCGGTGAGCACGGCGTCAAATTTGTAATAGCCGAGCTTGCAAAGCGCGATGGTTCCGGGAGGCACGCACTCGCTGATGATAGCGAACTGGTCCCCAACGGTCGGTTGAAAATAAACCGTGTAGCAGAGCGCGCCGGGATAGACATTCCAGGACAAATACGAGTGGCCGATGCCGCGCTTAATCAGACCGGTCGGGGAGTTGTTCCCGCCGATGGGCTCAAGCACAATCACGGCGTGGCCGGAGCCCGAAAAAATGGTTTCGCAGACCGGCGGGCAGACATACTCAATCCGAGGAGTCCGCAAAAATAAAGTGTCGAGGACGGTATTCATTAGGTGTCGATGCCTGCTGAAATTGTGGGCGGGACTACCCCGGCAAGCTCTGCCTCCGCCTGTTTTGTGGCGATTATTTTGGCGACTCGGTCGGCTGCTCCCTGGTTGACGATACTCTCAGCAAAGCCCGTTCCGACAGCGCTGAATCCGTCCTGAATTACAAGCTCCGTTTGGTTCGAAGTGAAGTGCTGCTCCTGCACGTCCGCGAGAGCAGCGGTGACTTCCGCTCGGTCGGTTCCCTTCACTGCTGCGCCATCGTAGCGGACCGCGTTTAGCCCGGTCTCGTCCTCGCACGCAGTGGACGCGCCGGATTTGTCTTCCGGAGTAGTCAGGGCGAACGAGCGGACATATTTAACCGTGGCCGGACCATGCCCTACAATGAGATATTGAAAACAGTCGTCAATATTGTCAATGTCGGCGCGCTCGATTCCGCACGCGCTCAAAGAATCGTTGTCGGTTTTCTGGTTCGCGTCCTCCGTGCGGACGGTTCGAGACTGCGGCTTGAATGCAAAAATTGTGGTGTTGCTATCCATTTCCAGGTCCCAGGATAGGCTGCCCTTTTCAACTGAGATGCGCCGGGACATGACTTGCTGAAACGCGCCCCTCGTGCCGCCAGCGTAGAAAACTCCTAAGTCCACGTCCTCCGCGATGCCAACCAGCGCAACGTCTACCCACTGCAAGCGGCAGGTCGAGCCCGGCAGCTTGGCCTGAACGGGGGCCGTTTGTCCGAAGTGCGCGCGCGTGGTGAATGCCCAGGTAATCGGGCAACCGTTGTCGAGCCGGTCCGGCCTGAAGGATTCCCACAGCCGATTATGCCCGTCCGTATCGGCGGAGACGTGAAAGGCCCTTTCAGCGTCCATGATTTCTCCGCACACCCATTCAACCGGGCGCGTCCCTGTCCAGTGACCGGCCCACGACGGGCCGGAAGCATCGGTCAGCGTCGCCAGGGAGGCGTTATTTAAAACCCAGGTGTGTTTGTTGAAAGTGTCTTCCGCCGGAACCGACATTACGAAAAATTGCCCGAAAGTGCCCGCCGCCACGAGGCTAAGGTCGTCGCTCAGCGTGACCTTGGAAAACATCATTTCGTTATCGCGGACTGGCAACCGAGAGGTGAGTTTTCCGGACGTGGCCGGGTCGAACACTGCGACGCCCGAAGGAGAAAACCAGATGACCTGCCCGTAGTGGGATTTTATCGAGCGGTTCGAGAGGCAGCCCACCTGCAAAATTTCTTCTTGAAAATTCGTGGTCGTCGGCCACTGCGAGCGGTCCTGAATGTTGGCC